TTCACGCATAGAACGTTCCATCTGCCAGTCTTTCATGATTCTCTTTGCCATCTCTTCTTCTCCAATGAATATATCCTCATCAGACGTATACATCTTTTCAAGAAGTTTCACTTGAGAAATGTCTTTGGCACTGACAGTATCATTTTGAACTGTCGTCATGTTTGGACACCCACAAGTCTGTATTTTCGGTGTACTGGTCATCTCGACACTGCAGCACAAACATTGCACCTTTAAGTTCATAGATAAGTCCTTCAATTTTATCAAGTCTTTGGGAAATGGAATCAAAACGATCTTTGTTTTTCATTCTGATTGCTTACATTGTAGCATGTACTCTACAGTAGTAGCAACATCATTCATGGCGTCTCTCAAATATGCTTGAGATCCAGACTCTTGTAACATCCTGTCAGAGTCGTCACAAAGGGTCCAACGCCAATGCTTTCTGTGTTCTGAATACCAAAGGTTGATTTTCATAATAGAGATTTGCGTTTTGGATATTTAGGATATCCAACGACTCAGATAGGATTTGAACCTATGACCGACTGCTTAGAAGGCAGTTGCTCTATCCAGCTGAGCTACTGAGTCATGGGACAATCATACCAGAAACTGGTCAGATTGTCAACGGGACTGAAGGGACTTGAACCCTCGACTTCCTGCGTGACAGGCAGGCGCTCTAACCAACTGAGCTACAACCCCAAGGTGGATAAGGTTGGATTTGAACCAACGTAGGCAGAGCCAACGGATTTACAGTCCGTCTCCTTTAACCACTCGGACACTTATCCTTGTGCCTTTTCTTGCTTTGCAAGTTTGAAGTACATAGCATAATACTTTTTTTTGATTTTGTCAAGGGTTTCCATGTCTTCTTGGAAACCCATGTACTTCGTAAGTTGGTAGGAACCCTCAAGTTCACTCAACAGTCGAAGGATATTGACTGAAGTGACAGGGAGCCCACCGAACTTATAGTTATCTAAGTTGGGGATAGAGTTAATCTCTTCGTGTAATCCCATGCATAAATCTCTCGGTTACCTTTAATACCCCAACCTAACCAATAATAGGCAGGGATCATGTATTGTGAAACTGTGTATCCACGACCTTCAAACTCTGGAAGGTAACGTTGGAAGACAGATTCATTGATCATGTAGGCAGTCTGACCCTCAAGTGTAGAAGGATCATATCCATAATTCTCAGCAAACTTACCAAGGTTATTATAACGACCTAGACTGGTCCACTGAATAATACCATAACCCCCGCTATGGCAATCACGGTAAGAAACTCTAGCCCCTCCCTCGCATATGTCGGGAATGAACTTGCTTTCTTGTTTGATATTACCCATAATCGTTGCAAGTGCATTGAGATCACGGATCTTAGTTTTTTCTTGTAGTTTCTGAAGTACATACTGCTCATTAGGTGTGCAGTCAGGACACTTCCAAGTAGGATCAAATTTTACTGCAGGAGGTTCTACTACTAGTGGTTCTGGAGCAGTACTAACTTCAGCGGCACATGCTCCAGCGATTGGTGTCAAGGCAGTCAATGCTGCAAGAATTTTTGTTTTCATAGTTATTCGATTACAAAGACATTTTGAGGTCCATTGCCAGAAATCCACTCTTTGTATTCATCATAGAGAGCGATGGCGTCCTCAAGACAACCATCCTCGCATAATTTGTGGATTCTGTCAATACATGCATCCGTGAGTTGGGTGCATTCTAGGTCAAGGTTTTTCATCGAAGTAATCCTTGCGGTAGTACCGCCCGAGTACGTTGCTATTATAGTACGCTGGCGTCCCGTTGTCAAGGGCTTCGGTCAGAACGTTGTGAAGAAAGAGTTGTCGGGTCTCTTCGTAGTTGACTCGACCTGGGGTTCTGTGGAGGGAGAGTATGGTTCTACTAAAATTCTCCTTACCGAACTCTTTGATGTCGTCTTTGAGTTCTGGACAAGATCCGTAATACTTTCTCCAATCACTTTCACTAGTAACTCTACGTTTACCACCTTTGGGTTTTCTTTTTTGCCAAAAATACTTTCTCCCAATGTACTGTCGTTTGTTGGTGAGATTGGTAATGTTATAAACAAAACCCCAGTTATCCCCAATAAGGCTCCCGTCAAAGACGCTGCCATTATATCTCCAGGGATTTGGATATTCTTCCACATTTTCATGATCATACCTAAGCGTATTTAGTTAGTCCCACGGATCTGGTATTTCCATTTTATTGCCTGGAGAATAAAAGCGTCGGACAGACTGGTTGGACCTAGTTGTAGAATTGTCCAGTGTTTGTCTGAAAGGTGAACATCTGCTAGAGCTCTCACCTTCCAACCAGGCAAAGATTTTTTTGTCATAACTGGAAACCAGCGAACGTATCTTTTTGAACATCCTGTTTGATCCCTCCTACAACATATGATTCAACCTCAGTCTCCTGAGGGGCGACCTGAAGACCCTTAGAAGAGATCCAATGCTCGGTCCAGGGCAGAGGATTGTTCTTAGCAGCAATATCATACTGAGGTTTCATACCAAGTGCTTTCATGCGACGGTTAGCAATCCACTCAACATACTGCTGAAGAAGTTTATCGTTCAGACCAATCATTGATCCATCCTTGAACAGATACTCTGCCCACGTTTTTTCTTCGTTGACAGCACGATCAAACATTTCATAGACCCAAGGTTCTTGCTCCTTAGAAATCTTTTCCATGTCTGGATCATCGCCCTTCTTCCACTTGTTCATGATGTTCTGAGTCAATACTAGGTGCTGATTCTCGTCCCTGGCGATAAGGCTGATAATCTTTGCTGATCCTTCCATAAGCTTGAGCTCACCAAAAGCGAATGAACATGCGAAGGAGACATAGAATCGAATACCCTCAAGGATATTGACGTTTGCGACTGCGCGATAGAGTTTAGTCTTGAGTTCATAGAGTTCGTTTTGTGCAAGAGGAACACCTTCAAGATTATGCTCCCACATGTTACTGCTGCCATACGATTGTGCTTGATTGATAAAATCGTTGTATGACTTAGTTACAGTCTCGGCGCGAGAGAGAATCTTTTCATCATCTAGGATCGTATCAAAAACTTCAGAAGGATTTGGATAGATATTTTTGATGATGTGAGTATAGGATCTGGAGTGAATACCCTCCATGAATTCCCATACACTCATTGCAGACTCAAGTTCGGGTAGACTGCAGTAAGGTATAAAAGCCATCCCAGGACCACGCCCTTGAACGGAGTCAAGCATAATCTGGTACTTGAGGTTAGAGGTATAGATATGCTTTTGTTCTGGACGAAGCGTGTGATAATCTCCACGATCTTTCTGCAATGAAACTTCTTCTGGTCTCCAGAAATATCCAAGTTGACGATTGGTCAACTCTTCAAACACTGGATACTTTGCACCATCATATCTTTGGACCCCAAGAGGGGCACCAAAGAACATTGGTTGCTTTTTGATATCAACCTTGTTAGGGTTGAAGACAGTCATGCCTTTGATTTCTGTCTTTGGCGAATTGGTAGTAACTTGAAAGTTCATTTCTTCTTCAGATCTTACAGGATTCACAGTCTTCATCGATTTCTTCTAATTGTTTGATAATATCTTCTGCGGTGGTTGGTTCTTCAACCACACCATCATTCTTCATGTCATATGTGTTTTGATAGTAAGAGGTTTTCCATCCGTACTTATATGTGGTAAGGAAGTCTTGTGCCATTACTGAAGTTGGGACTTCATTGTTGGCAAACTTCTCTGGATTGTAGGACCAGTTTCCAGAGATTGCTTGGTCGAAGAATTTCTGGATGACAGCAACAATATTAATGTAACCAGAATTACTAGGCATGTCCCAGAGAAGAGTATAGTTGTTCTTGAGACTGTGATATTGAGGAACAATCTGTTTGAGTGGTCCTTTCTTACTCTTTTTAATGGACAGATAGTCTCTAGGTGGTTCGATTCCATTTGTTGCGTTTGACACAACGGAACTGCTCTCTGATGGCATCTGTGCGGACAATGTTGAGTGCCTAAGTCCATGGGTGGTGATAGATGCGCGAAGACTCTCCCAATCATAATTGTACTCTGGTGCAATTAGTTCATCAACATCTTTTTTGTAAGTATCAATTGGTAGAATACCATCAGCGTATTTGGTACGCCCAAAGTCAGCACACCATCCCTTCTCTTTAGCGATCTCATTGGATGACTTGAGAAGATAGTATTGGAATGCTTCAGTCAATTGATGAACTGTAGACAATGCTTCTGCATCATCATACTTATGTCCATTCTTTGCCAAATAGTGAGCAAGACCAATAAAACCTACTCCAAGGGATCTACGTGCCTTTGTAGCACGTTCTGCTGCGATCACAGGGTACTCTTGATAATCAATTAGTTCTTCCAAACCACGAACAGAAAGGTCACAAAGTTCTTCCAGTTCTTCCAGGTTGCGAAGTTTACCTACATTGACAGCAGACAGAATGCACAGGGCAATCTCACCATCAGCGTCATCGATATGGTTGATGGGATCTGTGGGGAGAGTGATCTCCTGACACAGGTTGGACATGTTTACCTTGTCCTTGAAGGAAGAGTGAGAGTTGCAGTGGTCGATATTCATC